GGTTTGCTGAAATCGGGTCAACTGCAATGTCCAGAGCCTCGGTTGTCCCCTCTGTTACAAGCCCGACAGAATCAAACGATGCTACGGGTGCGCCGTTGTAGGTTGCATCTCCCGCTACCGTGAGAGCGCCCGTGTAAGCATCAAGTGCCGTGCCTGTCAAAGCCTGTATCGCTATCTGGATCTCGGCGGCAGTGTTCTTACTTGCGGTCGTCTTGGCAAACTGGATAACTAGCTGATTTGAGTCATTGACGGATACCGCTAGCGTGTCCTCGTCATTAACGCCCCAGACTATATCTCTGACAAAATCGCCGCCCTTTCCGCCGACTCCTGCCGTGAATGTCAAAGTTCCCGCTGAAACTAAATCCTCTACGTCGAGCACCTTAATGTCATAAATTCCGACACCCTTTACTGCTGTTGGCCTTGCCGCCGCGTATCCTGCCGATTCTGCCACTGTGAACGCAGTTACATCAATGTCAGCGACAGTGAGCCCCCGCACCAGCGTCTCAATTGCCGAAGCGGAGTTCTTGCTTGATGTATCGCTTGCAAGCTTGACGGTTATCACTTTCCCGCTTGCGTCAACTGCAAGGGTGTCTTCTGTGTTCGTCTCAAAGCAGACCCTTATTTCATTGCCGATAGTACCCTTCAAACCGCTTTTGAAAGTCAGCGTCTTGTTTTCTCCGAACGTGAATATCTTCTGGGCTTCCGTTATCCCCTGAGATACGGGAGTTGCAGAAACGCCGGAGCGGATTCGCGCGTACTGGAAAGGTGCTATACCCTCACCCTTTGAATCAAAGGTTACAGCGTGTGCGCCTGTAGCTGATACTGTTGCGGCAACTTCCGCACCCGCATCTGAATACAGGTTATGGAAGGTCACGTTGTCCTGTGATACCTGAAACGTGATGTTTGCTGTTGCCCATGTTGTGGGCAGTATTACCCCCAGTATCCCCGCTTTTGTCGGAAAGCCCTGAGTAAGAGCGTCCCTAAACTGTAATTTCATCCGTTGTATTCCCCCTTTCTATGCCCTGATCATCTTGACGCTTGCCCCGCCGTTGAGACAACCGCGGAGAAGGTTTTCTATCATTTCATACTTTGTCCCTGCTGGTGCGCCGCTTGAATAGGTCGTTGAGATCGGGCCGACTGTCTCAGATATGATCTTGCCGCCCCTGTCGAGATCGGGCATTAGGTCAGTACCGAGAAATAGCTTTAAAGCGGCTTCGCTTGTCGCCCTTTTTACCGCCGTAGGCACGTTTTCAAGCACATAACCGTCATTATCGGATATTCCATACCTCGGGAACAAAAGGGCCTGTTCTGCGGTGCTCCTGACCCCTTTAAAGCGACCTCCGTAACGCATATCTATGAACGCCGTGGCTTTTTTGATGGCGTTTTCCCGCTTCGTCACGTTTGCCGCGTCTTCTGCGTCAATGTCCCATCCTGAGTTACCGAGATTGGTATGATAAGCGTCACATTCAGCCAGGGTCACGTAAGAATCAGCGTTACTTACGCCTGTTCCGTCCTCGACTATCAGGGACATTCTTTTTCACCTCCACGGGAGGTATTATTTCGCTCTCTTTGTCCTCTGGAATCACGACCGGGCTTTCTTCCTCGACAGGCTCAACGTAGAGTTCATATATACCCTTGCCTACATCTGCGGGTTCTGCAAGTGCCCAACCGCCCTTAAATTTAACTTTCACCAGTTCCATTTAGTTCACCTCCGACAAAATAAAAAAGGGGAGAGGCAAAAGCCCCTCCCTGTCGTTCTGTTATCTCTACTGTACCGCCCTGACGCAAAGGTTCGGGTTGAGAACCTGCACGCCCCAGAGTGCGTCAAGTGCGACCTTGACGGTTGAGGTGTTGCCCTCGTACCACATTCTGCTTCTGATCGCAAGGTTGGTTTCAGGATCAGATACAGTGGCTATTTTCGCACCAAGTTGCCCGCCGAGATCGGAGAGCGGTGCCATGGCAAGAGCGAAAGCGTGGCGGTGGAACGCAAGGCACTGATTCTTAGTTGTGCCTGTTCCCGAAGTGAGGATAACAGTTACAACCGCATCAGCCAGATTCTTCTGAGCAAGGGGCGGCGTGATCGCAACGGTTGTAGCGGAAGCTATTGTATAATCCGCTGTCACGCAATACTGCTGTGTGTCGCCCGCTATTTTGATAATGTCGCCCTTCTTGAGGGTCTGACCATCTGTGAGCGATTTAATGACAACTGCTTCTGCTCCTGCGTCAGCATCTGCGTTGAGTGCGCCTGCGGTATCTGCCATTGTTCCGCAAGTGTGCGCGGGTACGGTCTGAGAAGCGAAGAACTCGAACCCGTAACGGGTACCGAGTATTCCGCTCATCTGTGTGTTGACACCTGCCTGCCCTGCCCCCTCGTTCGTTGCAAAGGCGTTGAGTGCCATCAGCCCGCCCATTACATTGCCGTCTACCATAAAGTGCAAATCGTCAAGCGGGGCTTTGTTGTTGAACAGGGTCGTGTGTATCCCTGTTATGTCGGCCACCGTGGGAGTTGACGATATTGCGCCATACCACGGGATTTTTGGGTAGAGATCGCAAAGGGTTTTGTTTATTGCCTTTGCCAGCCCAAATGATGCGGGACGGATATGGTCTGTGATGATCTTCTCTTTGGTGAAAGAGAGTTCCTTATCCGTCAGGCCAAATTTGACCTCTTTCCAGTTGTTCAGCGTGATGCTGACGTTTTCAGGATTGAGTTCCTGTGTAGTCCCGCCTGTGGAAGTGTTGACATCTGTAGCCTCAAAAGACATCGGCCTTGTGATGTTGATTACAGAGCCTTTCTGCTGTGGTGCGGGATCGTAGCCACGGTGAACCCTTCCTGCGAAGCCGAGGGCTTCATGGAGCTGGATTAGTGCTTCCTGAGCGTAAAAAATGGGATCATAGTTTCCAAGTGTGTTAGACATTTATAAAATTCCTCCTTATGTTTTGTTTTTAGTTGTCGGCAATCTGAAAATCGACTCCCGCCTTCTGTGCCTGTTCTTTCGCTGACCTGTATTTGACCGGGTCTTTTGCATCATCGCGGGAAAGGATAATTGTCCCGCCCTTCCTGAACGTGCCGCCTGACGGCGCACCGCTCCCCGATGTGCCGTTTCCTTCAAATGCACGTGCAAAAACGTCAGACTCGCGCATTTCTGTAACAAGGTCTTTGATGCCGATGTACTCGCCCTTTGAGTTCATGCGGGGCGAACCATCCTTATCAACTACGCGAACGTGGTATTTGCCCTCTTCCTCGACAACCTTCACGGCTGATTTGACGTGGGGCAGAAGCAGTTGAGGTATACCTTTTGCAGATGCGATGGCTTCTGTTGCTGAAGCGTCTACAAGGTAAGATTCGAGAGTTGATTTCATCTTCTGCACAGCTTCCTCCCGAGCCGTTATCTCCTTCTTGTGAGACTCAAGCAGTTGGGCCTTTAGCTTGTCCCATTCGCCCTTCTTTTCCAGATTTCCACGCTCTGCTTCCTCCCTAGCTTTGACCAGTTCGGTTATTTCTTCCGGGGTCATCCCGAGCCCCTGATACTGCTTTGCCATCTTTTCAAAGTCGGCGCGTGCCTTGCGCTCCTTTTCAAGCGCTGATTTCAGCCCGCCCGTGTCCTCGATGCCATCAACGGCAAGCTGATAACTGCCGTCCTTTTCCTCGTACAGCCCTCTGATTCCCTCATCAAGGCTGTCATATTCCGCTTTTGTAACCTTTAGTTTTATTGACATTGTTTAAGTCCTCCCGACTTTTTGTAAGTTGCTCCGCGTCCTGCGTGAGCGCATAAAAAAAGGGCTAGTCATATCGACCAGCCCTCTCTTGCCTATGTGTTTGACCTATCCTGATTATCATTGTTGCCAGTAAGTAAGCCTATAAATGCAATCTCTTCTTCCACCACAGCCACAACTCATCATCCCATGGGTTGTAGTCCATTTTTCTGAGTGCGCTTATGCCTATGGTACACCACCTCCCTCTTGCAAAATAAAAGCCGCCCCGGTTAGAGGCGGCTTTTTCCCCCGGCGACAAGGTAGCGATGCCCGGCGCACGGTGTATTCAATATTCGGCGGGGAATAGTCGTCAGTCTATTCGCCCTTAAAATGTGTGGTCTGATGCGCCATCCCCGCCGTTTTCTAATCGTCAGCCAGTTCGGCAAGCTGTTTAAGCGTCAGCTCCCGCCCGTTCTGGTCAACGAGATCCCGAAATGTTATCTTGCCTTTCTGCCATAACTCGTAACGACCCGGCCCCAGCCACTTGGCTTGAAATGCCGCGCCCTTGGAATCGAACCACTCTTTGAAGTCCAGCGTGTCGGACACTTGCCCGTCCATGCTTGCTCTCGTAGACGGGTCGAACTCCGGCAGATCCATGCCTAATTCTTCCCAGCTCTTTAATAATGGTGTTAGTGTACAACGGCAGTTATGTGTTATAATATTACTGGCCAGATATGCACCACTACTTGATTGGAGGTTATAGACATGCCCAGTGAATTTTTGTGGAGTTGTAGACAAGATA